ATTCAGCCACTGGGCGCAGACCTTCGGCGGCGCCTCTAGTGGAGCGCTTGAATGCCTTGTCAGCCGCGCTGCGCCGGCGCACACACTCGAAACAATCAACTACGGATAAGAACCCATGGATTACCCGAAAAGCACGCCCAATGTGGGCTTAGTCGGCGGCAAGTTCGTTGACGAGAACGTCGGCACTGGCACGCCTGGATCGCTGATCCCGGCCACCTGGGGCAACGCGGTCACTGACGAATTGCTGGCCGTGATCAAGGCTGCCGGCATCGTTCCGGCCGAGGGCGATTTGTCCCAACTGTTGAAGGCTATTCAGGCGATCGCTGCGAGCGATATCAAGCGCAGTGTGCGCGTGGCCACCACTGGCCCTATCGCGCTGTCGGGTCTGCAGACGATTGACGCTGAATCGCTCAAAGCCGGTGACCGGGTGCTGGTTAAAGATCAAGCGACCGCCTCGCAGAACTGGATTTACACCGTCGCCGCCGGCGCATGGGTCCGTGCTCAGGATGCCAACGAGAGCGCCGAATGCACCCCGGGGCATATGGTGATTGTCGAGGCCGGTGCGGCCCACGGCGGTTCGCTCTGGCAGCTGTCGAATACCACGCTGCCCACCCTCGGCACCACTGCGCTGACCTTTGCCCGCGTGTTCGGCAAGACCGGCGTAGGCGCTGGCACTTATCGTTCGGTGACCGTCGACGCACAAGGCCGGGTCACGGCCGGCAGCAACCCGACCACGGTAGCTGGCTACAGCATCACCGACGTGCACACGAAAACCGAGGTAGCCACCCTGCTGGCCAGCAAGGCCAACAACGCGACTACGCTGGGCGGCTATGGGATTGGCGATGCCTACACGAAATCCCAGGTGGATAACCTGCTGTCTGGCAAGGCCAGCAACGCGACCACGCTGGGCGGCTATGGGATCGGCGATGCCTATACAAAATCCCAGGTGGATAACCTGTTGACTGGCAAGGCCAACAACGCGACCACGCTGGGCGGATACGGCATCACTGACGCGGCGACCAAGCTTGAGCTTGCCGAGAAAATCACGGCGTTGCAGGCGACCGAGATTGCACGCAATGTCGGCTTTCGAGCGGCTACGGCGGTGCAGCCGGCAGCGACAGACTTTAACTTCGATGACATGACAGAGCGCGGGTGCAGCGACCTACTTGTCTGGGGCGCGCACCCTAACGGAAATGGCGTAGCCGCTTACTTCTACCTGGAGGTGTTTAACTACGGTGCCTCTGGTGCTGCGGGGCAGGTGCAGCAGCGGCTTACCCCATACAAGATTGAAGCGAATTCAACTACTTACATGCGGACTCGCTATCAAGGTAACTGGAGTGTCTGGATTCCGTATGTAACCGAAAGCACCCTGCTCGGATTGCTGCCGACAGCTACTGCAGCGCGTGCCGGCATCTTGAAGCTGAATCACAGCACGTATAGTACAGATCAAACCAGTGCTGCCAGCGCATACGCGGTAGGGATGTTGGCGGCTGCTAAAGCGGGGGCGGACAACGTTTTGCCGCCGGATGCTATTGGCGGCCTGGTGATCAGCAGCAGCGTAGATGCAGTGGTTGCTGTGACGGCGGGGCGCGCCCGTGATGCCGCCGACTCAATCGACATTGCGCTAGGCGCCGCGATGACGAAGCGCCTGCAATCCTCCGGCGCTTGGGCCGCTGGATCAGGCGCTAACGGGCTGTTCTCAGGGGTTAAAACCAGTGCGACCTGGTACCACGTCTTTGCGATCAAGAAAGATAGCGACGGCGCCGTTGACGTGGGCTTTGATACCTCAGTGACAGCCGCCAACCGACCTGCAGGGTACAGCGCCTATCGTCGTGTCGGGTCTTTCCGTACTGACGCTACGGGGAAAATTATCCCGTTCGTGGTGGACCAATTCACCAATGGCGCCCGCCGTTTCCGTTGGACCACACCAGTGATGGACGTTGCTGATGCAACGCTCAGCACCTCAGCTGTGGCTTATGCGCTTTCAGTTCCGCCAGGCGTGCAGGTCATCGCGGAGCTGAACACGTTTGCGTATCAGAACAACACAATCGTCTATTTCAGCTCGCTGGATACCGCCGACCTGGCACCTGCGAACAGTGCCGGCTATACCGGTTTCACTTGTGGCTATGGTGCAGTTACTGACTCCGGGTCTGAGTCTGCAGGGCTTCAGTTGTATATCAAAACCAACACTGCAGGTCAGGTCAGGGCGCGAGCCAACCTGTCATCGAAAGTCTGCATTCTGACCCTTGGATGGGAGGAGTAACTATGCCGTTTATTCAGCGTGATGATGGAGGCCTGATCATTGGCCGTTATGCCAACCTGCAGGCCGGGTTTGCTGAGGAGTGGTTAAGCGAAGACGCGCCCGAGCTTGCCGCCGTCGATGCTGTCGAGCTGGCCACCGCTGAGCGCGAATGGCGGGACCGGGCGTTGATTGATGTTCGCTGGCTGCGTGAGCGTCACCGCGACGAACAAGACCTGGAGCGCGGAACAACACTTTCTGCTGAGCAGTTTGGCGAGCTGTTGGGCTACCTGCAGGAGCTGCGCGACTGGCCCCAGTCAGAACATTTCCCCGTGCTCGAGCACAGACCAATTGCCCCGTCTTGGGTCGATTTCCAATCGCAATAAAGCCCCGCTCTGACGGGGCTTTTCTTTAGGCACGGAACAGCCTTAGCGCTATCCCGCGTAGTCGATGGGGTGACCGTATTTCGATTCGAAGTTGGCTTTCATCGTGTCGCAGTCGTCGCCGTGCGTGACGCGCTCTTGGGAGCTTATGCAATCGATCACCGCGTCTTCTGCGCCTGCTTTAGCGCTGACGCGCCCGCCGTACTCAATCGCGCCGATGGCCGCAACGAGGGCGAGTAATGCCCATGGCTTCCTTAGCTTCATTGGTGGATCTCCATATGAGGGCGGCACGTTACAGAAATACACGTCAAAAATCCAGCAGCCCACGTCATGTGATGCACGAAATACTGCTTCTAATCAATCTGTTCAAGGACATCTCGTAATGGCTATCTCCGAAAAGCAACTGCTGCAGATCCTCCCAAACGCCGGCGCAAAAGCCGGCGTTTTCATTCCCGGTCTCAATGCCACCATGGGCAAGTACGCCATCGTCACCAGGTTGCGCATGGCTGCGTTCATCGCCCAGCTCGGCCATGAATCCGGACAGCTGCGCTATGTGCGGGAACTTGGCAACGATGCTTACCTGGCCAAGTACGATACCGGGCACCTGGCTCAACGCCTTGGTAACACGCCGGAGCCGGACGGTGATGGGCAGCGATATCGCGGCCGGGGGCTTATCCAAGTAACCGGTCGTGCGAACTACGAGGCATGCAGCCAGGCGTTGTTTGGCGACAGCCGTCTCCTCAACACCCCTGAGTTGCTCGAGCAGCCTGTGTATGCGTCGCTGTCCGCCGGCTGGTTCTGGCAGCGAGCAGGGTTGAACTCTCTCGCCGATAAGGGCGACATACTGGCGATAACCAAGCGTATCAACGGTGGCACCAATGGGCTGGATGACCGTATGGCTCTCTACAAGCGAGCGCTCGAGGTGCTGCAGTGAACGCGCTGGGTTGGCGTGTAGCTGTCCTCGCGCTGTTGCTTGGCGCTTACTTAGGCGCCCGTGGCGCATGGCTTTGGCAGAAGAACCACTACGGAAAGGCGCTCGCTGATCAGGCCGGCGAATACCGGCTCGAGCGTGCAGACGCAGCTGCGGCGGTGATCAAGTGGCAGGCTGAAGAACAGGAGCACCGTCGCGGCCTGGAGGATCGTTTGAAGTCCACTGCAGGCGCCCACTGGAAGGAGATGAGCGATGCTCAAACAATTCAAGCTCGCCTGCGTGACAGGCTCGCTACTGCTGATCTACGGCTGTCAGTCATCCTCGCCGCAACCACAGCCGAGAGTGGTGGCTGTGGGGTGCCTACCGCTGCCAGCGCCGGAGGCGTGGTACATGGAGGCCTACGAGCCAACCTTGACCCAGCGCATGCTCAACGAATTGTCGGCATCACCGACGAAGGCGATCGAGGACTGATCGCGCTCCGAGCCTGCCAGGCCTACGTGCGCGAAATTACACGTTGAAAAGAGCGAGCCGGCGAGGGTGCGTCAACACCCCAGTCGGCCCGCCGAACCCGCAGACCATTCCTGCAAGTCCAGCCGAGGCTCTCGCTCCGTGCACAAAGCGCGGCGAGCCTAACACCTGTCTATCCATACAGTAAAGACTTGCGAACCTATGACCTCTCCAATCATTCCCTGGATGGGTGGCAAACGCCGCCTGGCCGACCGCTTGATCCCTCTTTTTCCCCCTCATGAGTGCTACGTCGAAGTCTTCGCCGGCGGTGCCGCGTTGTTCTTCATGCGCCCCCAGGCAGCGCCCGTGGAAGTGCTGAACGATCTGAACGGTGACCTGGTCACCTTGTACCGCGTTGTGCAGAACCATCTGGAGGAGTTCGTGCGCCAGTTCAAGTGGGCGCTCAGTTCGCGGCAGATCTTCGAGTGGCAGAAGATGACCCGCCCTGAGACGCTAACCGACATCCAGCGCGCAGCCCGTTTCTTCTACCTGCAACAGCACGCATTTGGCGGCAAGGTCACTGGGCAGACGTTCGGCACTGCCACCACCGGCCCGGCCATCAACCTGTTGCGCATCGAGGAGAACCTGTCGGCCGCGTGGCAGCGCCTAGCTGGCACCTACGTCGAGAATCTGTCTTGGCTCGACTGCGCCGAGCGCTATGATCGAGCGCACACGTTCTTCTACATGGACCCGCCGTACTGGCAAACCGCAGGCTATGGCGTTGATTTTCCGTTCGTAGAGTACGAGCGCATGGCCGACTTCATGCGTCGTTGCAAGGGCAGGGTGATGGTCAGCATCAACGATCACCCAGACATCCGGCGAGTCTTTGACGGTTTCCACTTCGAGTGCCTGGATATCCGCTACAGCAACACCAACCAGCGGCAAAGCAAGGCCGACGTGACAGGCGAACTAGTGATCATGAACTGGCAGCCTGCAAGATTGGGACGGCTATTCTAGCGATTGGCGCTTTGAGCTCTTGGGACACCTCTTCGCCCTGGAGAGCTGCTTCAGGTAGTCGTCCATCGCGTCGTAGATTATGTGTCTCGCACATCTATCGGGATATGACGAGTCATTTGTGCACGACCCGGACCGGCCAGTTTTGGCGTATTTCGACCCGACTCAAGGAGGTTGAGGGATACAAAAAACCCGCTGAATCAGCGGGTTATCTGTTTAGGCTATGGCCCGTTCATCATTGAGTTGTTGGACTCGATCATTGACCACAAATTTGATGATGAGCTTCAAGTCATCAGAGCAATTCTTGAAGGAGACCTTTGAGAGTACTACCCGTCCTCGTTGCAGGACCAAGGCTCCTACCAGCTCGTCTACAAAGGATTGAGTGGCATCTTTGCCTTCAAAATCAATGGAGACGGTGTTTCCAGAATCTAAGCATCGTTCGATTTCCTTTCGAAACGGCGTGGCAGATGACCTCATACCCAGCATGCGAATGGCTTCTGCCCCTTTCGCCAAACTGATTAGAGTGTTCATGGACGCTTCCCTCGGCGATAAACGCATTTTTAGGTGTTTCTGTTCGGCGGGAGACCCGCCGGAAGTCAGTTGCTTCCTACTCGAAGCTGATTTCGTCGTCTACTTCACCCTCGACAGCTGGGAGTAAAGCAGGAATGTTGACCAGGGGTAGCATGTCCCTGTTACAACTGAATGCAATTGCGACTCCATGCCAGTCAAGCTGTGGATCCACTGAAGTGGCGCCTGATGCCGTGTGCACCCAGGCATTGCCACTAGCCACGATCAGTGTCCCACCAGCAGCTTCTGCAATTTTAGCCGTAGTCGTCAAGCCCACTCCTTGATTTTGACTATCGGTCTCATAGGCAACCAGTGGACCCCTGTTGCAGCTAACGCGAGGCAAAAGGGCTGTCTGGATGGCCGCAGAGTGACTTTGTTCGGGCAACTGATGATGTTCTTTGAGAGTAGCCAAAAAACCACACCCGTTGTCCACGATAGCGATCCTTACAGTCCCGTTGGTCGGGAAGTGTTGACAGGCGACCCAGACCGAAGCTCCCCCTCTGCCTTCTTTCCTAGCATGGGACAACGCGTTCTCAAGCAGCTCCTTCAGCGCATACTCTATCGGTTTACGATAGGGATCCTGATCAGTTCCGACATCATCGCAGCCAAACATTGCGTGAACCAGCCTGGAAGCGATCTCCTCAGACTTGCCGTCATCCACCCGGACTAGCTCAACGCAGTTGTCTGGGTCAGCCAGAGGATCCATCGATGTATCTACACCATCGACATCAAGGTTCTGGAAAAAGTCCATCCGGATGAGAT